AGTCGAAACCCAAAACCACGCGACAAGGATGCAGCAAGAACACGAAATATTCTGCTACCAGTCGCAATTGCGCTAAAAAGCGTTATCGCGGTCAGGGACGATAAATATCAGAAGAGATAGCAACCTCTCTAAAAGTTCTGGAAACAGACTTTAGAGAGGTTTTTTCAATGGGACTATTTCCAGTAGATAAAAGTGAAGAGTTTATTGAAGAAGGTATGACATTGATCACCGAAACAGACAGTGATCGCCTTCTAGATGCCGCTGCAAAGCGTCGTAGATCAAAGATGAAGGAAGAACTATACCCTCTTCCAGAAGACCGCCTAGAACGCCCTTGTGGAGGCGCGGGAGGATTTGACGATTTTGTTGAGCGTTGGCACGAGTGAATAAATAGAAACAGCCTACTGCTGTGTCTCAATGCCTGAATTTCAGACATTCAAAGATTTGAGTGTTACTTTTAAGAAGCATCCTGTCACTGATGATTTAATCGCAGTGAAAGATAATGCAGCTATTGTACAATCTATTTCAAATTTGCTTCTTACTAAGAAGGGAGAGAGACCATTTCAACCTGATCTTGGTTCTGATCTTACAAAGACCTTATTTGAACCACTTGATTATGCATCTTCTGGTCTTGTGAGATCGGAAGTTATTAGAGTTTTGAGAAGGTACGAACCAAGAATTAGAGTTGATAGTGTTCGTTGTGTTCCTGAATACATGAATAATGGTTATCAAGTTGAACTTTCATACACGATTGTTGGTAGAGACGACGCACCAGTAACTGTAGAATTCTTCTTAGAGCGTACACGATAATGCCTTATACTCAAGTTGCTAACTTAGACTTTGAAGACATCAAAGCTGCTCTAAAAGAATATCTTAGAGCACAATCTGACTTTACTGATTATGATTTCGAGGGGTCGGTATTATCAACCCTAATCGACACACTCGCCTATAACACCTACTACACGGCGTTTAACACCAACATGGTGGTCAATGAACTATTCATTGATTCAGCGACCTTGAGGGACAATATAGTAGCGTTAGCGAAGCAATTAGGATACAGACCGAAGAGTATCACTTCGCCAACAGCATATGTCACCTTTACTGTCACTTATGCAAATCCAACGACCGATACAGAATTGCTCCTTAAAAAGGGTACTGGATTTATTGCAAATTATGACAACACAATTTATCAATACATAACACAAAATGATGTAAAAGCACAAGTTTCCAATAACAAGGCAACTTTTACCGATGTTCCACTAAGAGAGGGAACAAGATTAGTAAACACTTTTACAGTCAACTCATCATTATTAAGTCAAAAGTTCGTACTTGATAATACAAACATTGATACTAATACGATTTTAGTTAAGGTATATCCAACAGGTGGAACCTTCAACGAACCATACCTATTGGCAGAAAATATCATTGGTATTGATAGCACTTCAAAAGTCTTCTTCTTAGAAGAGATTGAAGATCAGAGATATGAATTAATTTTTGGAGATGGTGTTCTTGGACAGAAACTTCCTAACGGTGCAATTATTGAGGTTTCTTATCTAACTACAAGTGGACCTGTTTCCAATGGTGTTAAGAGTTTTGTATTTTCTGGTGTTCTAGAAAATCCATTTGGTGTATCACCAAATGCTGTTGCTGTTACAATCAACTCTGTCACCCCTTCTTCTGGTGGTGAAGATATTGAATCGACAAGAAACATTAAGAAGAACGCACCCAAAGCATATGGCACACAGGACCGCGCTGTGACCGCCCAGGACTATGATGCAATCGTTCGTAGGGTATATCCTGCCACCAGTGACATTATCATCTTTGGAGGCGAAGAGCAGGACCCACCAGCGTATGGAAAGGTATTCATTGTATTAAAACCAACCGACGCCGCTTTCTTGACATCTTTTACAAAATCTCAAATTGTTGAAGAATTAGAAAAATATGTCGTTGCTTCTGTAGAACCAGTCATTGTTGACCCATCTGTTTTATATGTTGAGATGACAAGTAAAATCTTTTATGACAGAAACAAGACAGATCAGACACAAACTGAGATTAGAGATAAAGTAATTGGTGCTGTTCAAAATTATCTTGATAATTCTAACACAGAAAAATTTAATGGTAAGTTTAGATATAGTAAACTTGTCGGTGTGATTGATGATGCAGATAGAAGCATCAATTCTAACTTGACATCGGTAATGATGAGGAAGGATTTTTATCCTCAACTTAATTCAACCTTCTACTATGAGATTTGTTACCAGAATGCTTTTGATGTTGATTGTGACGATCCAGTGCTTTCTACGACTGGATTTAGAGTAACCGAGTATCCCAATTTTGATGTCTACCTTGAAGATAGGGATGGCAAAATTGTCCTATATAGACTAGATAGCGTAACAAGTGAAAAGGTTGTTCTTGACAGCGAAGTTGGCGATATTGATTATGTAAAAGGCGAACTTAGAATGTATAATTTAACTATCATCAAAGGTAGTTTCTTTGACAATCGCATCTCCGTTAGAGTAAAACCACTTTCAAATGATATCAAGGCACTCCGCGAGGTCTATCTTGATGTTGACGTTGCTAATTCCTCATTCACTGCATACAAAGAGTAAGTAAATGCCTGCTGTAAAGACTAAGAGAATTTCCACTCTGATCGAGACACAGCTTCCCGAATTCATTTCTTCTGAATACGAACTGTTTAGTAAGTTTGTACAGAAGTATTATGAAGCACAGGAAGTTCAAGGTGGCACTTTGGACATCCTTAGTAATATCCAGAAATATTTGGATATTGACTATTATGAGAAAGGCATTTTAAAGCAAAATGATGTATTGAGCACAACAATCACTGATAGTGATACAACGATTGTATTGCAAGATGCAAGATCGTTTCCAAATAAGAATGGTTATGTAAGAATTGATAATGAGATTATCTTTTATGCAACCAGAACTGACACAGAGTTAAGAGAGTGCTCTAGAGGTGTTAGTGGCAATACAACTTTAGGTGATCTTTATAACAGCAGCAATTTTGTCAGCACAGATGCATCACCACACAATGCTGGACAAGCTGTATACAATGTAAGTAATCTTTTCCTGTATGCATTTGTCAAAAATTTCGAAGAACAATACTTAGGATCTTTCCCAGAGAAGTATCTAAAGGGAGATGTTGACAAAAGAACTCTTATCAAGAACATTCAGAAGTTTTATAAAGCAAAAGGAACTTCTAGTTCTATTAAGTTTATTTTCAACACAATTGTCGCAAAGGATACTGAAAATAAACCAGAAGTATACAAACCAAGAGATTTTACATATAAATCGTCAAATTCAGATTGGGTAAACATTTATGCTTTAAAAGTAAAAGTTGTATCTGGTGATCCAAGAGATTTAATTGGAAAAAAGATTGTCCAGTTGCCAACAGATGAATATGCATATGCAGATGCTACTGTTGATAATGTTTTTTCATCTGGAACTATTGATAATGAAGAAATTTGGAATATTGCTCTCGCTACAGAGACAGTCAATGGCGAATTTGCAATCTCTACAAAAACAAAATTAGAAAAACCACTTTCTGGAACTGCTTCTACTGGAGATAGAATTAATGTATCTTCAACCATTGGATGGACCAAAACAGGTTCTGTTCTGATTGGACAGGAGAATATTACGTTTGATGATAAAAATGTAACTCAATTCATCATCAAAGATAGAAATCCATCTGGTGCTGTTTTACATCCAGAAGGTACGTCGGTATACAAACCAGTAAAAATTTCTGGATCCGATGTAGAACTTATTACATTTGGCATCGTATACAATTTATCACCAGAAAATGCACAACCATATGCAAGTCCTGGCGATAGAATTGAAATCACACAATCAGGATTTATAACTGCTGATCCTAAGATCATTAACGTTGAAACAAATCAATCTAGATGGTTATTTGATCAAGGCACTTCTGTAAATATTCCAACACTACCTGCATTGCAGTCTTCGTTAGATCAAGTATCTACAGATGTATCGTCTATTTTTGAAGACGATCAATATTATTATATCACAAGTTCTAGTTTTCCATCACATAAAATTTTAGATGGATCGACAGTAAATCAAACTCTGTTTGATCAAAAAATTCTAAGAATCATCAGAAAGAACGCAACAAGAACTACCGAAGTATACAAAACTCCAAAAAGAGATACTGGTATTCTAGTAAATGGTGTACCCATTTATAGTTACAAAGATGAAGAAAGCATTCGTTTTGGTAAACTAGAAGAAATTAGAATTAATACTCAAGGAAGGGGATATGCTAATGCACCTTTTGTTCTTATTGATCAAGTCCCAAACAAAGCTCGAGCAATTCTTTCTGGACAAGTAGTAGAACGTATTGTAGTAGATACTAACGATATTTTCCCTGTTACTCCCGAGATTACAATTACGTCAGGTAGAAGAGCTGAAGTAAGAGCAATCGTTACTGGTGGTAAAGTAACTAGTTTGGTTATTGATAATCCTGGAGAATATTATTCGTCACCACCAATTGTTAGAATTAGAGATACTGCAGGAAAAGGCAGATTTGCTAATTACGAAGCAACAATTAATACTGATGGGGAAATTACTGGATTTGTAAAACTCGATGAGGGAAATTTCTACAATCAAAATACTGTAGTTGTTGATATTGTTGCTGTTGGTCAAGATGCAACAGCAACACCTCTATTAAAAGAATGGAACTTTAACAGATTCAAAAAACTAGAAAGTGATCTAGATACTGAAAATGGTTATGTATTCCAAAACTTCAATAAAGTATTGGAATATGGATATGGATATGTTGCCAACCCAAAAGCACTAAGAATTGCAGTTGGAGATAATATCAACAATTCTGGTTCAGAACCAGCAACCAAAGTTCATTCGCCAATTTTGGGATTCGCTTATGATGGCAATCCAATCT